AGTCTCATCACTGACCACGGTGGGTGTGCCGGGCTTTTGAGGTTGACGTCTCTTAAAATCATACCCACCTTCGCTGATTTGCCAACGCCAACTTTGCAATTGCTTTTGTTCAAAATGTCTGCGTTGATTGTGATCTATTACAGCACCAATGTAGTCTTGATCACCTTGATATCGTTTTATGGTCTGTGCAATTTCTAACTTTTCAAAATCAGACCATACATGGACAAACCGGTCCACATTCCACCACATCACACTGCTGTTGATTCCTGAATGTGTGCTTTTTTGCAGATATCTAAAATCTCGTATGGTCCAAAAGTAATCAATACTGAGTTGCGGAATCCAACTGATGTCATTGATAATCACACAGTCAAGATCAAAGTACAACAGGTTGCCTGAATGATGTTCGGGATTGAACAACTGCATTTTGTACCACCAAGATCGTTTGGGTCCTGATATGCCTGACCATTCACTTAAATTGTGTTTGATCATGTGTGACGGTACTGATCTTCCTTCTTCTGTGTACACATGAAAACGTATGCCTTGTGGCAAATGTCGTGTCAACATGTTGTACAGTTTTTCCACGTACACCCAGTCATAACCAGTGCCGTGAATCACACAAGCACAATCAATTATGCCGTCAATGCGGGCTCGATTCTTTTTAGCCATAGTCCTTGTCTCAATTCTTCCACAGTGTATTCAGTGTGACATATTTTTGCCAACCACAGTTCTCTATCCACAGTGTAGGGTTGTTCAATGTCAGCATATCCCACTGCCACAGGATATGCTAGGCTGCTGTGTGCCACAATGGGTCTGCATCCTGCAATGCCTGCTTGTATGCCCGGTCCTGAGTTGTGGTTCACAACTGCATGGCAATTGAAGTGCATGTCAAAACTGTCGTAGGTGTTGACCACGGGTCTAGCAACTTCCATGCTTGTACCTTCGGGCATGTATGGCATGCGCAGTGGACTGCGTGGATGTGCTCGTATGTGTATGGGTCGGTCAGTTGAGTTGCGTAGTTGTTGAATCTGCATCAACACCCATTCTTCCATGCTGCCTAATCCGGCAACTTGCAAACTGTTCTTGTGCTGTGCGGCAATGATGATTTCCGGTCCAGGGTTGACCTGTGTGGCCAAACTTATTTGCAACTTTCTAGGACGATCCCGATCCAGATTGTGCTCGTGTCCGTAGTAACCATCTCTAGTGATATGATTTACTGCCAATTTCCATGTTTGTCCGCGATACAACGCACCAATATCTATCACAATCACCGGTCGATTTTGACTGCAATAGTGTTCGTATACCGCTTGATTGGATCGCATTCTACCGTGCCACAACACTGACCAAATCACTGCGGCATCAGCAGTCATTGAGTTCTCTTGGGTTTGTATGCCCGCGGCTTGGCAACAGTCCAAGAACGCACTCATCACGGGTTTGGAATTCAATGCACACTGGGCAGGAAAATAGGCTATGCTTTTTATCACTGTAAATACACTTATGAAATACTGTGTAGTTACCACATTCAACGCCGAAGGTTACAACTCTTACGGATCCAGAATGATCGATACTTTTTTGCGCACTTGGCCACAGCAGGTTGACTTAGTGGTGTACGCCGAAAATTGCACAGTGGGCCAGTCTGCAGCCAATCTACAGATTCGTGACTTGGAACAGAGCAGTAGTGAATTGCAAGCATTCAAACAACAGTGGCGCGGTGTTCCTCGAGCCAATGGCGACATATCTGCTGATCCTGTGCGAAGCCGGAGAAGAGATGCTGCCAAACCATTCAAATGGGATGCGGTACGTTTTGCTCACAAAGTGTACAGTATATTTCACTGTGCAAAGAATACCACAGCAGATGTGCTGATTTGGATGGATGCAGACACTGTTTGCCACAGTGCTATCAGCATGGCTGACCTAGCAAGGCTGTGTCCTGAATCTTATGACTTGTGTTATTTAGGACGCAAAGGCAAGTTCAGTGAATGTGGATTGTATTCAATGAATTTACATACCAAAGGCACCAGTAGATTTTTAAAAGAATTTCAGCGAGTGTATGATGACGCTGAAAATGGTATCTTTTTATTGGATGAGTGGCATGACAGTTTTGTGTTTGACAATGTACGTGTTAGCATACCAGGTTTGAATATGTTGAATTGGAGTGCTGATCTAGGAGACCTGCGCCCTGGTAAAAACAACACCGCAGGTGAAGGACATCCGTTGATCAATTCTGCATGGGGTGCGTACCTGGATCATTTGAAAGGTTCTCGCAAAAATACCGGGCGCAGTCCAGCCAGTGACTTGAAAGTCAAAAGAACCGAAGCATACTGGCAATGATATTTTTGAGCAAAAATGGTGACGACGAGTACATTGACATGTACGCAAAAGGACTGGGATTACAAAGCACTCCTTTGGAGTCCTGGCGTTACGAGGACAGTGCCGATCCAATCATGCTACGTGGCATAATGAAACACAAGATTATCAAACAGTGTTGGGCAGATCACAGACCTTTTAGATACATGGATTCAGGATACTTGGGCAACCGTCCCAGTGCAGGCAACCCACATGGTTGGAAGGTATGGCATAGAATTGTACCCAACAATCTACAACATGATCAAGTGATTGCACGACCTGGAGATCGTTGGAATCGACTAGGACTTGAAATTTCACGCCGACGGCACGGCAGTTCAATACTGATTGTTGCGCCTGATGAAAAGCCTTGCAAATTTTACGACATAGACCTAGACACATGGGTGGCAGAGACTGTGGCCACAGTCAAGCAACACACTGATCGTCCCATTATCATACGTGAACGTAATCGGAGCCGCACTGATAGAAAAACCAATCGGGTTGAACATGCCCTGACTGATGTGCATGCCATGGTCACATTCAACTCCATTGCAGCCACAGAATCAGTGTTGGCTGGAGTGCCGGTGTTTGTGATGGCTCCGTGCAATGCTGCACGACCCATGGCCAATTTGGATTTGGCTTGTATAGACAATCCTTGGTGGCCAGAGCAGGATCAAATACAAGCCTGGGCCAATCACTTGGCTTATGGACAGTTTCACATACACGAATTTAAAAACGGTCGAGCAGAACACATACTTAGACAAACAGAGGAGATACTAAATGATTGAGCATTATGGATGGAAATTCCCGGACTTTGAAACACACCTTCCGCGAATGTTGAAAAAAAGTGTGGACAAAGGTCTTCCAGCCGAATATCAAGTTGCTGTGCGTAGACGAAGCATTGAACTGTGTAACAATCGAACCCTGGCACTGGACATTGGTGCCAATGTGGGCTTGTGGAGTCGTGACTTTGTTCAAAGTTTCAAACATGTGATAGCATTTGAACCGGTGGCTGTGTTTAGAGAATGCCTGGAACACAATGTGCAAGGCAAAAACTTTGAAGTTCAACCAATTGCCCTGGGTGACCAAGACACACAAGGCACCATGATCATCACTGAGGATAATTCCGGACACAGCCACCTGGATCCTGCCACCATGGGCACTGGCAATGTAAAAGTTGTCCGACTTGATACGTTGAATTTTCATGATGTCAGTTATATCAAAATTGACTGCGAAGGATATGAGTATCGTATCTTGCAAGGCGCAGAACAAACCATTCGCCGTTGTCGACCTGTGGTAGTGATAGAACAAAAACCACACGATGCGTACAGCAAGCAATACGGACAGTTTGCGGCAGTGGAGTTATTGCAATCCTGGGGTATGATCAAACTAGATCAAGTGCGTGACGATTGGATCATGGGATGGCAATGAGCACTCACCAGTCCGATAAGTATGAATTTGTAGAAGCGATTTACCGATGAAATCATATATCATTACCATGCTGGGGCATGAATTATCAGAACAACTGTCATCTGAGTGTAGACAACAAGCGGCCAAAGTTGGAGTCGATGTAGAAATATTTCAAGCCATATGGGGCAAAGATTATGAACAACACTTGAAAAAACTCAACATCAAACTGGGCAAACAAAAACTCAGCAAAATGACCCTGGGACACTATGGTAATTTTTTAAGCCATTTTTATCTATGGATGCAGTGCGCCAAGGGT